GACGTAAGGGTGGTTCGTTCCTCGAAAGTGGATACGTCTACTCACCTTATGTGCCTCTACAGGTGACGCCAACCATCTTTGGTACTGAGGATTTCGTACCACGTAAGGGAGTTATGACTCGCTACGCTAAGAAGATGGTACGTCCAGACATGTACGGTCTCGTGATTGTCCAGAACCTTCTCGGCTAATAACTGAGTAAATAAACAAAAAGGAATAGAGCCCCGAAAGGGGCTCTTTCTTTTATTGACGTTGATGAGTCGAGGTCTCCGACGTTAAGACACCGCTCGACTATTTATTGTGTACTCTTTGCGCGGAGAAAATGCCAAATGTCCATCCTTCAGCTGACGCCAACATCGCAAACAAGCAGAATTGTGTTGCCGCCAACCGGAAGTATTTTTGCTGTTGCAGCACAACTTCCCATTGGTGTTCCGCAATACGTAAATGATATTTCGTTTCTTTCTGGTGCAGCAGATCAGGTTGCGTACACATATAAAAGACTTGGTGGAGACGTACTCGATCTAGAGATCACGACAGGAAGCGTTTATGCGGCATATGAAGAGGCAGTTTTAGAATACTCTTCGATGATTAACAACCACCAAGCAAGAAATGTGCTTGCGGACGTATTGGGGCTTGCTACAGGCACTTTTGATCAAGACGGAGAACTTAAAGCAGGAACAGAGTTAAGCTCAAGTCTCAGCGGAGGAAGCTTATCTCTAATGTATCCGAACTTTGACTTGAGGTCGGTTTTTGATGTTTCTAGAGCAATCTCCCAAGAAGCGAACGTCGGAGGGATGAACACAGTTTATTCAGCTTCTTTTGCTGTGGCTGCATCAAAGCAGGATTACGACCTTCAGGCTATAGTAGAAGCAGCAGCGGGAGCAGGCGGTGAACTCTACTCGAATGCTCTCAATGGTAACAGGATCACCATTAGAAGAATTTGGTACAAAACCCCAAGAGCTATGTGGAGGTTCTACGGCTATTATGGTGGATTGAACTCTGTTGGAAACCTTTCGACATATGGGCAATACTCAGACGACTCTACTTTTGAGGTAATTCCTGCTTGGCAAAATAAACTACAAGCTATGGCATACGAGGACAACCTTTGGACAAGAATTTCTCACTATTCATATGAGATCCGTAACAACAGACTTCGTGTTTATCCGATGCCTGAATCTAGCGAGATCCAGAAGATGTGGTTTGAATTTACGATAGGTGGTGGCGATGTATATGGACTCAACGATCCCACGAACGCCAACAATAAAAGAATCAAGGGTGTTAATAACGTAAATACGATTCCTTTTGCTAACATTCCTTACTGCAACATCAACTCAATGGGAAAACAATGGATCCGAAAATATGCTTTGGCAATCGCCAAGGAGACACTCGGTCAGGTGCGCTCTAAGATAGCCACCATACCCATCCCAGGTGAGTCTGTGACGCTTAACGGTCCTCAGCTGGTGCAGGAGTCTATCGCGGAACAAGAGAGGCTTAGAACGGAACTGGCAGAGTATCTTGACAAAGTTACATATACGATTTTGGCAGAACAAAGAGCAGAGCTAGTAGAGAATTCAGAGAGGGTGAACCAGAAGGTTCCGATGGCAATTTTCGTAGGGTAATAATAGATGGCTGAAAATATTACATGGTCTAGACCTACAAATCCACCTCCTCCAATGTTCTTTGGAGAAAAGGAGAGAAATTACGTTAAGCAGATTGGTGATGAACTGACTGAGCACATTATGCCTCAAGTCATTCTCTATTATCCAGTTAGTGTAAAGCATTCTAACTTCCATGAGCTTTATGGCGAGGCAATTGAAAAAACCTATCTTCCGCCTGTGCGTGTCGCTACTCGCGTGTATTGGGAAGAGGGGCGTGTCACGACCACAGAGAAACACAATATTGATAGTGAATCGAGAATCCTTGTTAAATTCCAAACAAGAAGAATCACTGAAGACCAAGATCTCTATGTGAGACAGGGCGACATAGTGTTCTACGGAAACCAATTCTATGAGATTCAGAAGATCGGCGAACCAAGAGAGCTTTTTGGACAAGCAGATCAGAGATTTGAAATTGTAGCAGATTGTTTTAGTGTTCGTGGGGGTCAATTCGATGAACCAGACTCCATAACACAAACGAGAGAACTATTTCGCATCAATCCTCCTACTGGACCTGAAGACGTTCCTGCACAAATCACGATTGGATGTAGTGGAAAGATCAGCGTCTTGTCCGCTAGAAACACTTCAGCAGATTTCCCCACTGTCCAAAATATGGCATTGAACCCTTCTAACTTTGAGGGATGTATTGTTTACATTACTGAAGTTGGAAACACATTGTACGGACCATTTTTGGCTGCAAATAAGTTGTATTTTAACGAAGGTGGCGTTTGGTTTGTAAGCCCGTTTATCTTGATTTGATATAGGAGTTCGGTATGTCTCAATTGAATATCAAAATTCTGTCGGCTAATGATGCCTCTCCTGAATTTGTAGAGTTGCAAGCACGGATCAATAATCCAAACGGATATAAGGGAGAGATCGTTTACATAAGAGAAGTCGGGGCGACCCTGTACCCCCCTTTTGATCAAACAAAAAAGTTCTATTTCAACGAGAATGGGGCGTGGTTTGTAAGTCCTTTTGAGGTGCTTTGATGTCTGAAAATAAAGAGTTGCTAGAAGGCTATATGAGCGGAGGAGAGTCAGGAAGACGCTCTATCCCTCTTAGCCCATCGTCGATCGAGACAATCGACTTGGCTATGTATGACTGGCTAGATAAAGAAATGGATCTGTATTGCACCACAAACAAGGGCTGGAAAAAAACTCCTGTTATTTGGGTTGGACACGAACGTGCATTTGCAGTAAAAGAAAATAGGGATCTGCGAGATAGAACCGGTAGATTCATTCTTCCCGTAATGACGTTAGAGAGAACGAATATCGATAAGGATATGTCTAGAAAGGGTGTTGTATGGTCAAATGTCGTGCCGACAGACGATGCACAAGGTGGATCATATGAAATCGCTAGAGTAGTCAATCAGGAAAAAACATCTCAATTTGCACTTGCCGATGCAAAATTAAGAGGCAGAGAATGGTCGCTGAACAAGAACAAGAAGGTTGTTTACGAAATCGTTACGATTCCACTTCCAATTTACGTAATCTTGTCTTACGAGGTCGAGATCAAGACAGAATTCGCGCAGCAGATGAACGAGTTGATGCAGCCGCTTATGACAATCTCCGGAGGAATCAATAGATTCACTATAAAAAGGGATGGTTGGCACTATGAGGCGTTCTTTAAGCCTAGTTATGAACACGAGAACAATGGAGCCAATTTAGATAACCAACAACGACAATTCATAACGAAGGTTCAGGTTGAAGTATTGGGGAAACTAATCGGCGAGGGTGCGAATAGAAAGCAGCCAGAGGTTGCAATTAGACAAAACATTGTAGAAGTAAAAATCCCAAGAGAGAAGATCATGGTTGGGGATTTAGATAGCATCGACGTGAAAAAGACTTTCTAAATGCTTTTCCGTTGGTTATGACGATCACTATTTACTAGGGAAAGCGCTATTAGTGCGTAAATCGCCAGTTTAGGAGACACCAGAATGACAACAAAGAAATATCGGTTCGTTTCACCGGGCGTGCAGGTAAGAGAAGTCGATCAATCGCAACTTCCAAAGCTTGCAGCAGCAATTGGTCCGGTCGTTGTTGGTCGCGCTCTTAAGGGTCCTGCCCTTGTGCCTACGACGGTAAACAACTTTCTCGAATTCGTGGAGACCTTTGGTGCTCCTATTCGTGGCGCTGGTACAGGCGATATTTGGCGTGATGGCAACACCACCTCTCCTACATACGGTGCATATGCCGCTGAAGCATATTTGAAGAATGCTCGTCCGCTTACGTTCGTTCGTCTTGTGGGTTCTCAGAGCCCAGATCCCACATCGGCTCCTACTGCTCTCGCGGGTTGGACCACAGAGAATACTTCCGCTTCTGGCTCGGTTTCGGCTAACGGTGGTGCTGTTGGTCTTTGGGTCATTCCTTCTGGTTCGACGTATTCCAGTGTAACTGGTGCCTTGGCAGCTGTTTTCTACTTGGACAAGGGTTCTATTCGCCTTGCTGGTGATAACCCTGCTGGCGCATCAGTCGGTAGCAGCGGAGCAGCTGTTCTTGTAGAGAATGTCGGAAGCTCTTACGAGTTCCGTATGGTAATCGAAGATGAGACCGGTGCAACCGTAAAGGATACCGCGTTTAACTTTAATCCAAACTCGTCGAAGTACATTCGTAAGGTTTTCAACACCAATCCTACTCTGACCAACGATGAAGTGACGCCAGCTGCTTCTCTTGAAAATTACTTCCTTGGTGAAACTTTCGAGAGTCACCTTAAGACTGTCGTAAACGAGAACAGTGGAAATATCGCTGGTAATGTTTTCGGTTTTGTTGCTGCTCTTGAAAACTCTACGCTTAACCACGCAGATTTCCAAGGTATTGAAGCTGCCCCAGCTAAGACAGGTTGGGTAATTGGTCAAGATCTAAACACGCAGACTGGTAGCTTCCAGGCAGAATCTATGCCTAAGTTGTTCCGTTTTGTTGCTAATCAGGGCGAAGGTTCTGGCGAGTGGGAACAAAACAACATTAAGGTATCGGTTACTGACGTTAAGCCTTCGGTTAGCACGTATAACCGTTACGGAACGTTTACGGTTGAAATCCGTGCCATCGACGACACCGATTCTGCCAAGGGTGTAGTTGAAGTTTATCCTCAGTGTACGCTAGATCCGAACTCTTCCAACTATGTTGCGAAGAAGATCGGTGACAAGAACATCGCCTGGGATAAGACCGAACTTCGTCACCGTGAATATGGTGATTATCCAAATGCTTCTCGTTACGTGCGTATTGAGATGAACCCTGTTGTTGAACAGGGCGGTTTGGACCCAGAATTGCTACCATTCGGTTATTTCGGTCCTGTCCGCTTTAACTCGATTACGCTTACAAGCGGATCGGCTGTTGCTTCTACTGCCCTTATGGTCGGTACTGGTTCGATGCCCGATACTGCTCTTGCTGGTGCTGGTACGATTGCTACTCCCGGAATCACGAACTTCACTGCTTCGCTTGAATTCCCCAAGATGCAGCTACGAGTTTCTAGCTCGGATGCCGGCGTGCTTAACCCTGGCGATGCTTACTTCGGTCTTGTCACTCAGAAAGTTGGTGCGCAGAAGTTCGATGACGATGTTCGTGACCTTGTTCGTATCAAGCCAGATGGTGTTGATTCGCACATTGCAGGCACAGCAACAGATTATCAGTTCATTTTCACTCTAGACGATGTTGTAGCTGTTTCTGGTTCATCTACTCTATCTTACTGGCTCTCTGGTAGCCGTCAGGTAGGTTCTTCGGTGACTGCTGTCGCTGCTGCTGCTTCGGGTTCTAGTGAAGGTTACAAGGCTGTCGTTAATCGTGGAAACGACAAGTTCACCATGCCCATGTTTGGTGGATTTGACGGTCTTGATATCAAGGAAAGAGACCCTTTCCGAAATGCATACCTTAGCAAGAATGGTGGAACGCAGGATGCTAACTACGCAGTTTACAGCCTTCGTCGTGCCATTGACTCGTTCCGTGATGGGGAAACTCTCGACATGAATTTGTCAGCAATCCCTGGCATTACACATGCCGGAACAACAAACCACTTGCTTAGTGTTGTAGAGAATCGAGCAGACGCTCTTGCGATTATTGATCTTGAGGGAGGATATGTTCCTTCTCACGAGAACAACAACGCAGAATCGGCTCGTCTCGGCTCTGTTGCTGCCACGATTACTGCAATCCAGGCTCGTCAGTTTAATACCAGTTATGGTACTGCTTACTATCCTTGGGTTCGCATCAACGATTCTGATAGTGGTTTCCCTGTTTGGGTTCCACCTTCGGTTGTTGCTCTTGGTGTTATGGCAAGCTCGCAGGCTAAGACTGATGTTTGGTTTGCACCAGCAGGCTTTAACAGAGGTGGTTTGACTGAGGGACACGCAGGACTTCAAGTAACTGATGTTCGTGAGAAGCTTGTTCAGACACAGCGTGATAAGCTTTATGAGAACAACATTAACCCAATCGCGTCGTTCCCATCAGAAGGAATTGTAATCTTCGGTCAAAAGACCTTGCAGGCAACCCCTTCTGCTCTTGACCGAATCAACGTGCGTCGTCTCTTGATTCTTATCAAGAAGGAAGTTTCTCGAATCGCTTCTAGGGTTCTCTTCGACCAGAACCTCAAGGTAACTTGGGCACGATTCTTGTCAGACGTTAGACCATTCTTGGAAAGTGTCCAGGCTGGATTCGGACTTTCGGATTTCCGAGTTGTTCTAGACGAAACGACAACGACCGAAGACTTGATCGATAGAAATATCATGTACGCGAAGATCTTTTTGAAGCCTGCGCGCGCCATTGAATTCATTGCTCTTGACTTTGTCGTCG